CCGCTTATTAGAGAGACTTATCTGCTAGGTCGGCAGGATTTGACCACTCGACTGCTTGGCATACAGGCGTTAACCACCCGGCTGCTCGGCCGTGCAGAGCTTATCACCCGGCTTGTGGGAGGTGTGCAGATGGCGGCGGTTGGACAAGACTTCAAGATGATCAGCGGGGACACCCACAAGCTGGTCTTTGAAATACAGCTTGAGGGCAAAGATGCGACCCTGGAGGGCGCCACCCTGCGCTGGNNNGACCCTGGAGGGCGCCACCCTGCGCTGGGGGATGGGATCCGGCAGCAAGCGCATCGTCAAGGAGACCGGTGGCAAAGGCATTACAATCACCGGCCCCAATATCTGCGAGGTGCTGCTGAGCCCCGAGGACACCGAGGCCCTGTCTGGCGCCTACCGCCACGAGTTGGAGATGGTCGACCAGGACGGGAATGTGGTGACATTAGCCATCGGCAAGGTGCAGATACAGGCGGACTTTCTGACATGACAAGCATGGGCTAGACATAGACAGAGGAGGTGAGCCTGATGGCAAAGGAGCAGCCAAAACCCAAGGAGGTTCGTCGAGGCCGAAAGAGCAAATACGAAACCCATGTCCTGCCGCGGCTCACCGAAATTGAGGGGTGGGCCCGAGATGGGCTTATTGATGAGCAAATAGCTAACAACTGCGGCGTAGCGTATTCTACCTTCCGGGTTTACAAGAACCAGTATCCGGAGCTGGCCGCAGCCCTTGCCAAGGGCAAGGAGGTTGCAGACTACGAGGTTGAAAACGCCCTTTTTAAGCGAGCTACCGGCTACACTGTAAGGCTCAAAAAAGCCAAAGTGCTAAGTGATGGCACTGTGGTTGAATACACAGAGGAAGTGCACTATCCGCCGGACACTGTGGCTATGATATTTTGGCTCAAGAACCGCAGGCCCGACAAGTGGCGAGACAGACAGGAGATTGAGCAGCACAACACAGGCGAAATCAACATTGTGGTCAAGGGCGTGTAGTCATTGGGCGAGCCAACTGAGGTCCTGGTCAACAAGGCATACCTGCCTGTTCTGTCTGATGAAAGCCGCTTCAAGGTCTTATACGGCGGTGCAGGAAGCGGAAAATCGCATTTCGTGGCCCAGTGGGTTGTCCTTCGGTGCCTAAAGGAGAAGGGCCGGCGGTTTCTCATAGTTAGAAAGGTGGCCCGAACACTCAGGTATTCGGTCTTTGTGCTGATTCGTGAAATCATAGCAACCATGGGGCTGGAGAACGTTTTCGAGGTTAACCGGACCGACATGACGATCACTTGTCGACTGAACGGCAACCAACTCCTTTTCTTGGGATTAGACGACGTTGAGAAGCTGAAGTCCATTCACGGCATCACTGATATTTGGATAGAAGAGGCCAGCGAAGTGCTGCAGTCGGACTTTGAGCAGCTAAACCTGCGTCTTCGAGGTAATCCAGAGATAAAGAAGCAGGTTGTGCTGACGTTTAACCCGATCAGCGCCACACACTGGCTGAAGCAGTACTTCTTCGACCGCCGGCGGGACAACACATTCATTCTCAAGACTACTTACAAAGATAACGCCTTCCTTGATGATGAGTACATTAAGGAGCTGGAAAGCCTTAAAGACAGGGATTATACCTATTATCAGATTTACACGTTGGGCGAATGGGGTATACTTGGTAATCTGATATATACAAACTACGTGATTGAGGATATACCGCAAGACTCCAGCGCCTATGGTTCAACTTATGCCGGGCTTGACTTTGGATTCAACGACCCATCGGCGCTTGTTCGGATTGGCTGGAAAGACAGTGAGCTTTATGTGTTCGATGAGCTGTATCAATCCGGCCTCACCAACGCCGAGCTGATTGAGGCCGCGGCTGAAATGGTGCCCAGAAATGAGCACATTACTGCTGACAGCGCCGAACCTGACCGCATCCTGGAGTTTCGCCGGGCAGGGTTTAAGATTTACCCGGCCAAGAAGGGCAAAGACAGCGTCAAGTTCGGCATTGACTGGGTCAAGCGGCACAGAATACACATTCACCCCAGTTGCCAGAACTTCATCAACGAGATCCAAGGATACAAATACCGCGAGGACAGGGACGGCAACGTGCTGGATGAGCCAGTGAACATGCACGACCACTTGATGGATGCATTGCGATATGCGACTGAACCGCTTCGGCGAGGCCCCGCACGCGTTATGCAAAAACCACGTGGGTTCTAAGGAGGCTATGAGATGGCGATTAACCCTGACAGCATACCATTCTTGCAGATAGGCCAGACGTGGCCTCCAGAAGACCATATTGCAAGGCTGCAGCGTTACGAGCAGAACCGAAACCTGTTTGTGGGCGAACACCACCGGGTTTACGACAAGTGGCCCCGTCTGCTGCGAGATGATTACCGGGCCACACTTGAGATTGCCGTCAATTTCCCCGGTGCGGTCTCAAAGCTTTTTGCTGACCTTTTGTTTGGCGAGATGCCCGCCTTTATTGCCGCTGGCGACGATGATGAGTGGCAGGCGTGGGTGGATGAGTTTGTTGCCACCAACAAGATCCATCAGCTCAACTACAAAGCGGCGCTAGCCCAAAGCTACCGCGGCGACGCCATCTTTAAGTTGAGGTTGATTGAGGGCCGAGAACGCGCCGTGGTAGAGGTGATTCCTGCCAGCATATGGTTCCCGGTTGTCAATCCGGATAATGTTAGCGAGATAGAAGCTCATGTGCTGGCCTGGACAAAGGAGGTTGAAAGGGGTACTCGCAAAGACAAGTACCTGCGTGCTGAAATACACGCGCCGGGCCTGATTTCACATAGACTGTATGCCCTTGATAATGACAAGATTGACCGCAGAGTGGCCCTGGATGAGCTGTATGAGAATCCGCCGCCCGACGATGAGCAGACAGGCGTAGATAGGCCGCTGTTGATCCACGTGCCAAACCTAGAGCTTGACGACACGGTGTTTGGCCAGGACGACTACTTCGAGGCCGACACTCTATTCCAGGAGCTTGATGTGAGGCTGGCTCAAATCGCCAAGGTGTTAGACAAGCACAGTGACCCGAACATGTATGGACCGCCCTTGATGGAGGAGGACCCGGAGACAGGTGAGCTGGCAGTAAAGGCGGGCGGCAGATACTTCCCCGTGCAGCATGGTGATGTGACGCCCGCATATCTGGTTTGGGATGCCCAGATGGAGGCCAACTTCCGCTATCTGGATCGGATCTTGCAGTCGCTTTACATTGTAACTGACACCAATGCCGCCGCTTTTTCGCTGGCTGAATCCGGGAGCTTCCCAAGCGGAGCGGCGTTGAAGCGGCTCTTGATGAGACCGCTGGCTCGGACAAACAGGAAACGGCTATACTTTGATTCTGCGTTAAAAGAACTAATTAGCCTAGCGGCTGCACTGGAAAGGGCGAACAAGAGAAACGCCCCCGAAGGGCTCATCGTCGAGATTGAATGGAAAGACGGACTACCCGATGACCCGATGGAGCAGGCGCAGATCGAGCAGATCCGTACCGGCGGCAAGGCAACGTCCAGTGTGAGAAGTGCAATCCGCCGGCTAGACGGCGGCACAGACGAGAGCATTGACAACGAACTGTCGCTTATTGCTGAAGACGAGGCCATGGAAGCTGCTCCAGGGGTGTCGCTCGCTTCGGCGCCATTTGCGTTCGGAGAAATCGGAGAGATGGGTGAAGAGTAATGGCCTTTGATCCGGGCTTAGCTGTTGAGCAGCTAATTGCGGTATATCGCAGAGCGTATCTTGATATTTTGGAGACGATTGCGAGGAAAACGGCTAAAGGCAACGTGACGGGCTTTGAGCGGGCGATGCTGGAAGACGTCAACCGCATCCTGCTGGAGCTTGACAATAACGCAGTGAACTGGGCCAACCAGGTGATTCCCCGCGTATACAACACGTTTGCTGAGCTGGTGCTTGAGACCTGGATCAAGGCGGGCTTGCGGCCGCCTCGTATGAGAGCGGGCTTTGCTCAAGTGCACCGGATGGCGGTGCAGGTGCTGGCCGACAACTTCCTGGCCAACATGCGCGATGCTCACAACTTCATCGGGCGTAGGGTCCGGGATGAGTGGCGCAAGGTGAGTCTGGAGGTGGTTACAGAGAAGGTTGCGGCTGGTCAAACGGAGAGAAGGTTGCGGCTGGTCAAACGGTGCGAGAAGCCAAAAACCGACTGCAGCACCTTATCGCTGAAATGGGTCTTGGCGCCTTCCGGGATGCCCGGGGCCGGGAGTGGCGGTTGGACGCGTATGCCGAGATGGTCGCTAGAACAACCACCGCGGAAGCGACCAACCTGGGCACGGTGAACCAGCTCCGGGCGCTTGGGCACGATTTGATGCAGATGACCTCCCACGATGGTTCTTGCGAGGTTTGCGCACCTTACCAGGGGCGTATTTACTCGATTAGCGGCAAGTCAAAGGATTATCCGCCGCTTAGCATAGTCCCGGGGATTAGTGATGGATACTGGACGCTTCATCCCCGGTGTAGGCACAGATTTTCGCCATACATTCCTGAGTTGGACAAGAACCGCAGAGCTAATCGTGAGATGAGCAATAGCCCATTCGACGTTGACCCGCGAAGCCAGCGGGAGAGGGAGCGATACGAAAAAGAGCAAGAAGCTAGCCGGCTGCGGCGAGAGAGAAAGAAGCTCGAAGAGAAGCTGGCCATCATGCCGGTTGGCAGTGAACGCGATGAGGTGCGGGAGAAGCTGAGGCAGGTGCGAAGTAGGCAGCGTGAAGTGGGCCGGGAGGTGAGGGAGCTGCAGCTTTAATC